AAACCCGCTAAGTAAAATGGTATTATTTTAGTTTAAGATCTTAAAGGAGAATATATTTAATGTTACAATTTTTACCCTATGCACTAGCCGCTTATGGTGGTTACAAAGGATATAAATCAAGTAAAGACGCAGGTGGTTCAGGAATCCAAAGATTACTTGGAGGTGCTACAGGAGCAGCTTTAGGTTATTATGGTGGTCAAGCAGGTTTAAAGGGATTAGCGCCAGAGTCTTTTGTAAAGTTTAGTGCATCAGCTCCTTCTTTTTTACCTCAACTATCAGCAGCAAATAGTAGTACTATTTTTAAACAAGCAGTTCAAAAAGAAGGTGAAGAAGAAGTAAAAAAAAACATGCTTCAAAAACTTTTAATGAGGCAAAGATATGAGGGAGATGAACCTACAGGAGAATTTGAATTTGACCCTACAAAAGCAGGAATTGCAGCAGGTGGTTTAGCTTATCTATCTGGAGCATTTGAACAACAACCAATTGATCAATTTCAACCAACTTATAATTTAGGTTACGCAGACTTTGCTAAGAACCAACCAGGTTATTCTTTTATTGATCCGGCTACAGGACAAGAAAAAAAGTATGAAGGAGTTTATATCCCAGAAGCAAATAGACCTGATGATGTTGAAAGAATGGGTCCTTATGAAATAGCTAGAACAAGATTAAAGACAGGTGGTTTAGCTGAAATAAAAAAATTTAACGAAGGTGGTATAAATTACCTTCCGTCCAAAGTTTCTCACGATGAAAACGATGTTAATAATTATGTAAGAGCTACAGGTTACGTTGAAGATGGAGCAGGTGTAGGAGACAAAGATGAAGATACGATGTTAGCTCAATTAGCTGATGGAGAATTTGTGACACGTGCAGATGGAGTATTAGGTGCAGGAATTATAGCTGGAGCAAATCCAAAGAGCATGAAAGATATGAGAGAAAAAGGTGCTCAATATTTCTACGATCAACAAAAAAAATATAAAAGAGTGTTTGATTTAATTAAGGACAATAATGAAACAAACAAAGAAAAAAATTAAACCATTAGTTAACGTCTTATCGATCGAACCTAAGGATGTTGAAAGATTTTGGCCTTTAGCTGAATTTATGGTTACTGAAGCTTTGAAATATTCTGGAGAATATGCAAGTTCAAAACATATTTATGATTTTTTAAAGAAGGATATGATGCAATGTTTTATTATGTTTGGCTCAGATGAATTAGAAGAAAATAAAGTTTTTGGAGTGGGGGTTACTAGAATATCTGAAATGCCAAATTTTAGTCAATTAGAAATTGTTATATGTACTGGTAAAAGAAGGGACTTATGGGAAGATCAATTTGTTGATATAATAACACAATTTGCAAAAAGTAATAACTGTAAACGTTTATGTCTTTGGGCTAGACCCGGTTGGGAAAAAGTTTCCAAAAAATGGGGATGGCAAAAGAAACACGTTCAACTAGAGAAATGGATAAATAAATGAGTTTTATAGGCGGACTATTTGGAGGCGGTGGTGGACAACAATCCTCTCCTACATCTCAAACACAATTTGTAAGAGAAGCACCAGGGATAGAAGAAAGAAAAATTGAATTAATGGACATTGCGCGACAGGTAGCGCAAAAACCAATTAACTTACCTGATTATCAAGTAGCAGGTTTAGGTGCTTTAGAACAACAAGGAATTACAGCAGCAGGTAAAACTGGTATTGGAGGGGCTGCAGTTGGTCAAGGAATTTCAGGAGTACAAGGAGCAATGGCTCCAGTGGGGGCTCAACAAATATCCCAATATTTAAATCCTTATCAACAGTATGTTACTGATGAAATTGGTAGACAAGGGCAAATGATGCAAAACAAATTAGGAGCAAATGCAATAAGTTCTGGAGCTTTTGGAGGAGGTAGAGAAGGTGTTCAACAAGCAGAACTACAGGGTAGAACTTTATCTGAAATGGGAAGAGCCCAAGCTCAAGGATTTACTACTGCTTTGGGTGCTGCACAAAATCAACAAAGAGTTGGTTTACAGGGTGGGCAATTATTAGGAGCCCTTGGTGCACAGCAACAACAAATGGCACAAGCAGACTTACAACAAATGATGTCCGCTGGAGGACTACAAAGACAACTAGCTCAACAAGCTTTAGATGCTCAAAGACAATCTACATTACAACAACAGTATGAACCTTACCAAAGAGCTGAGTTCTTAAAAAATATATATGCTGCAGGGCCAACATCCCAATCTTCAATAACTATGGGAACTGCACCAGGAGCAGCACCGCTGGCACAATCAATAGGTACGGGTTTAGGAGCGTTTCAAGCATTTTCAGGCACAGGGCAGGCTTAAATGAATAAAGTTTTATTAAGACCTTTATTTAGGGAGGCTTACTTAAAAAAAACTGAAAAAAAATTACCCGTTAAAAAATTTAACGTAGGTGGTTTTTCTAAAGTAGAAAAACGAAATTTATTATTAACACCTATTACTTCAGCATTATTACAAGCAAGAAGAATGCCTGGCGAAAGTCAGCTTGGTTCTGTATTTAGAAGTGTAGGTAAAGGTATGGAAAAATTACCTCAGACACAGTTAGCTATTAAGCAAATAGAGTTAGAAGAAAAAGCTAGAGAAGAAGCAAGAACTGATAAAAAATTTGCATCTTCTAAAAAAGTATTAGATCAAGACACTGGTAATGTAATTTTTGCAGATGAAGAAAGTATTCAAACAACATATTCAACAAAAAAACCAAATGAATTTAAATATATTCCAGTTCCTGATGCTGAAAAAGCAGGTAAACCTACAAAAGTTTTTGATACAGAAACACAAAGTGTAGCTTATGCTCCACAAGGAGATATTTTAACTGCTAAAAATTCTGAAGGAGAGCTAAGATATTTACCGGTAGGTAAAGAAGAATCCTTTGTTAAAGCTTACCCTATTATAGAAGGTGTTCAACAGGATACAGCTAAGTTTATAACAAAAGCACAAATTTTAGAAAACCCAGAAGGATTTGTTCCTGTCGAAGGTAATTTAGAACAGATGATGAAAATAGGAGATATTCAAAGAGAGAAAAAACAAAAATCAGATTCAGAGAATGCTATGTTAGCGGCCAGAGACGTTGGAGAAATTATTACTAGAATTGAAAAAGATATTGTTAAACAAGGTGCCTTTACTGGTAATGCAGCAGATACAGTATTGGCTATATCAGGTATGACAGGTTTTATTGATTCTTTTGTAAGTAGAAATAAACAAAAAGAAGGTAAATTATTTAACCAACAATATCAAGATACAGAAGATGCAATAGGTCAATTAACAAATGAAGATAGTCCTAACTTTAATGCTAAAATAACTGCTTACTTAAATGCACCAGAAACACAGGCAGCAAAAACATCTGTTATTAATTTAGCTTACGCAATCGCTAAAGCTAGAGAACCTGGTGGAAGATTTAGTGTTCCTGATATTGAGCTAGCTTTACAATCTATTGGAGAAAGTTCTAACAAACAAACTTTCTTAGCTGGTCTAAGAAGAATAGGATTAGAGATAACAGGTAGAGCACTAACAGATTATGAAACAATATTTAATGTAACAAGAGATGAAATTCCTAAGGGATACAATAAAGTAATAGATCAGTATGATTATTTCCAAGGAGTTCAATTTACTGAGGACGATAAAAATTCTATTAATCCTGCAAATTTATTTGGAGCAAACTAATGGCACTTTTATCAGTAGCAAATGTTGATGAATATAGAAAAGAATATGCAGAAGCGTTAGCTGCACAAGAAGAAAAATTAGGAGCGCCTATCAGTGATGAATTAATTACACAAAAAGTATATGGTGTTGTATCTCAAAAAGCAGATGTAGATTATTATTCTTTTTATAAAGCTTTTAACCCAAACGGAAAATTTTCTAACATAGATTCTTTTAGGGAAACAATTGAAGACAAGGATTTAAATGACACAGAAATCATTAATAAAGCTTATGGAGAGTTACAAAACACAGGTAAAGTAAGATTTAAAGATTTTGTAAATACGTTTAAACCTAAAATGGATGAAAGTTTACATGAAGCGGTAAAAAAAGACTTTAATATTATTGGTTTAGAACTACCAGATATAGATTATTCAGTAGCAGAGATAGCAGAGATGAGGGGAGTTAATTCTGATACAGATGTAGCATTAGCGGAAATAGGTTTTGCACAAAGTCTAGCAAGAAATGATGCTAATGAAGTTTTAGCGTCTAAAAAAGTTTTATCAGATTACTTTGGCCAAGAAATTCCATTAAGATATGGACCCGAAACAGAAGAGTTAGAGTTTTTAAACCCTAAATCTGGAGAGTATGAATTATTAAATAAAGAAGGAATAGATGCCGGGGATATGGCTAAGTTTGGAACAATGGCTGCGGTTATAGTCCCAGAAATTATTGCTACAATATTTGCAACAGGTGCAACTGGAGCAACTGGAGGTGTAATTACTTCAGCAGCAACAAGTGCTGCACTAGAGACTGCAAGATTAGCTTTAGGTCATCAACTATATGGTATTAACGAAACAGAAAAAGGTTTTATGGATTATCTGGAAAATGAAGGGAAGGATATGGCTGTTTTAAATGGAGCGCTAACAACAGCTGGTTTTACCGTACCTAAACTTTATAGAATGATTAAAAGTTTTAGAAATATGGGTAAGATAAACGCTTCTGATTTTGGTGGAACAATTAAAAATGCAGAACAAGCTCAAGAATTAATTAGTAAAATTAATGATAGATTATTAACTTTAGGTACTAAGAAAAAATTAAGATTTACATTAGGTCAAGCAGGGGATGACGCTGAACTTTTAGCATTACAAAATGCTTATGAAACAAATCCTAAATATGGTGTATATGGAATTTTTGATAGTTTTAACAAAGAACAAGCTGAAGCATTAAATACATTTTTTCTTTTAGCAAGTGACCCATATAATTACAAAGGTATATCAGGTAAAGATAATATATTATCAGATGAGTTAGGTAAAAAAATACAAAATGTTATTTTATCTAGACTAGAACCTAGACAAAAAATACTAACCAATGCGTTAGAGGCAGCAGAAACAGATTTAACTGAAGCAGTTATTAAACTTCCAGGAGGCTCTCAAAAAGAAGCGGGACAATCTATTAGAGGAGTAATTGATACTTTATATAATGATTTTGATAAACTTTATGATTCAAAATATACTAGTCTTTTCGCATCAGGTAAGGGAAGAAAAGTAGGAACTGATATAATAAGAGAAGCAGTAAAGACTTTAAATAAAAGACAAAAAGATACTTTATTTAAAAAATATCCAAATATAAAAACTTTTTTTAATGCACCTAAAGGCAAAACAGTATCGGTTAATACATTAAAAAATACTCTAAGTGATTTAAGAAAATTTGATAGAAGTATTAAAAAAGGAACTTTACCAGTAGAGGGAGAGCCAGTAGAAGGTGCGGTATCAAAATTAATAGGATCTATAAAAGATCAATTTAAAAAAAGTTTAGGTGCAGATGATGTTTGGTATAAACAGTTTAAAACATTAGATCAAGAATATGCTACTAATAAAAAATTATATAGAGGCACTGTAGGAAAATTATTACAAGCAAAAGATGGTGTTTTAAAAATAGCTGACGAAGATGTATTTGCTCAAACTTTTAAAAAAGGTTCTGGGCAAGAAATGAGAATAGATCAGATATATGATCTCTTAAAAAGAAAACCAGAGTTTATTCAAACTTACAAAGATTCTATTCTAAAATCATATAAACAAGCAGTAGACCCTGCGAGCACTGGTAAAATAAATTTAATGCAGCATCAAAAATTTTTAAACGATTATAAGTATGCTCTTGAAACATTCTTTGGTAAAAAGGGTTATAAAGAAATTACCAAGGTAGGTAACTTAGCTAAAAAAGTAACAGAAACTAGTTTAAAAAGAGATAAGATAATGAAACAATTGGGTACTACTACAAAAGGTAAACTTGAAAACATGGACCCTGATAAAATATTTAGTTATCTATATAATAATAAATCGCCTACAACTTTAAATAAAATTATGACAATTGTTAGACAGGACGATAATTTATTAAAAGCTTTTCAAACAGTTGCTAAAGATGATTTAATGTTTAAAGCAACTAACAACAGAGGACAATTTGTGTTTGATAAATTTGCAGATTACCTGAAAAATAACAAACAAATTTTAGAAAGAACCTTCGCTGACAATCCACAATATGTAAAAGATTTAAGTTTGTTTAAAGATGCCTTAGAAATAACTACTAGAAAATCAGCTCAAAAAACTATCAGCAAAGCAGAAACTGCTTTAAATGACATTATTAGAGCTAGGCTTGGACAATTTACAGTTGCGGGTAGAACTTTTACCGCTTTAAAAAAAATATTTAGATCAGATATTGATAAACAATTGGCAGATATTATAACTGATCCTAAAAGATTAGAACAACTTTTAAGTTTAAAAAATACTAAAAAAACTTCAGATACAGCCAAACAAACTATATCTAGACTATTTGGTTACTATATGTTTGATGAAAAATTCTTTGAAGATGACGAATATACTCCATTAATTATTGATGCAGTTAATAATGTTAAAGTTTCTGAAGCAGTAACTGATGCGAAAGAAGGAGACGATCCTGTAGAATTAGCAGAATTAGAAGGAACTAAACTTCCTTTAAACCTAACATCAAGTACAGCAGCTCCGGGAGCAATGCCACCAATGGCTCAACCACAAGGGATAGCGGGTATACAACAAGGAAGACAAAACTATGAGACAATGTTTCCTGAGGATACTTTAGGAACAGCTATATCGAAAAGAGGCGTTGCATAATGTCTACTAAATCAGCTCTAGAAAAAATTGAGTCTCACGAAAAATTATGTAGAATAATGCAAAAACAAACACACGACAGAATTGAAAAGATAGAAAGCTCTATTGGAAGAATTGAAAAAATATTAATAGCTTGTGCTGGTGGACTACTAGCTGGTATGGCTTTTATTATTTTTGAACTAATTACAAGGATATGATATGCCAGCACCTATTCTTGGATTACCCTTATTATTACAAGCAATAGCAACCATAGGTGTTGGTGGAGCTGTAGGATATAAAGCACAAAAAGATTTACAACCAGTAATAAAAGCGCTAAAGAACAGCCCGGAAGATATGGGTAATTCAGAATTAAAAATGTTACGGGCATTGCTTTTACCAAACCAAGCTGTAGCTCAAGAATTAAAAGATATGACTACTTCTAAATCTGTAGGTACTACAGGAGATGGAACTGTTATAGGACCCAGAATTGAAGATATTGAAAAACAAAAAAAAGATTTTGAAATAATTTTAAAACCACCAACAAGAGCACCCGAGCCAGCCAAACCAGTTATAGAAATATTTCCTGACCAACCAAAAATAAAACAAGATCCTCCTGTTCAGCCAGAAGTAGATTTAGAAACAAAAGAAAGTTTCCCAGATTTATCAGAAGAAATAAATAAACCACAAATATTTGAGCAAAAAGAAAGCAAAGGTATTATGGGAACAAATTCTCAAGAGGGTGGAAAGATAATTAAAGATGTAACTGCTGGAGTGTCGGGACAAAAAGATACTGTACCAAGCTTATTAGAACAAGGAGCATTAGCAAAACCTATTAAAGATTTTTTTAATGAAGATGATCAAGTAGTTAATTATAAAATTGGTGACACCATAGGAGCTTATGGAGGAACTGTTGAAAGAAGCTTAGATATAGAGGCAAATGTAAAACCTGATTTTAATATAGATACGTTCGGAGAAGTTATAAAAGAAAGAGCAAAACAATTTAATCAAGACGCTGTGTTTGTTGCTGAATCTGTACCAGCAGATTTTGAAGGAGCCAATGTAGGGTTTAGTTTAGATTTTGGTTCTGATCTTAAAATGAAAGATGCTTTAAATATATCTGATCAATTATCTGAAACAGCTCAATTAGATGGATTTACTTTTAAAATTAAAAACTTAGATACATCTGGTTCATCAATATATTTACCACAAAATATTATAGATGCAGACTTAACAGAAAAAGCTATCAAAAGATATGGCGTGACTGATGAAATAAACAAAGCAGGTTTTATGATGCCTGATGGTCAAATGTTAAATTTTTCAAGAAACGGAAATGTAAGGGACACCGAACACCGGAGAGTTAATTTAACTATGGGTGGTTCTGATGTAAATGATTTTGCACCAATGTATGATTTTATGAATAAAACTGGGGCTATAAGATTAACGGGTAATGCTAATAGATTATATGCAGAATTATCAGCTAAACCATCTAACACACAACTTAAAAAAATTGTCGATGAATATAATAACAATAGAGAAAAATATGATTCTATGATTATCAGCATCACAGTTCCTGAAAAAGGAAAAGGCAGTGGTCAGTTTGGTCAACCAAAAATAGAAGCCCAAGAAAAAGGTATTGATCTAAGAAAACAAGATTATAGATTACCTAATGAAGCTTTTTATGAAGTCCATGGTGAAAAAGCAAATGCTACAGACATATTAAATAAATTTAAATCTACTGATGTAGCGGGTAAAACGTTTACTGGAATAAGACAATTAAACATTCCTAATTTTTCAAACATTTCAGATGCAGAAGCTCTAAAAAAAATTAGAAATTTACAAAATAATATGGGTGAGTTTATTGAATCTACTGGATTAAAAACTCTGGACAAACCTAAAACAAAATTCTATAACACTAAACTATATACAAAAGGAAAAGATTACTAATGGCTACAGTTAAAGGATTATACGATTTAATAAAAAAAGAACAAGCTGAAGGTAAACCGATAGGCATGTTCGAGCAATCTATCATCGATGCTTTTGAGGCAGATAAGGGTGATAAAAAAACAAAAGAAGTAGATGTTTCATTTGTAAAAAATAAAGATGAAACTAATTAGAAAATATCCATACACACATTATAATCGTTTTTCAGATACTACTGGTAGAAAATATTTAGTAGGTCAAGCTAAGGTTCCTAGCGTCACAACAATATTATCCGCTACTAAAGATAAACGTTTCTTAGATAATTGGAGAAGAAAAGTAGGTAATGAAGAGGCTGACAGAATAATGAGACAAGCATCCACTATTGGTACAGAAATGCATCAAGTATTAGAGTACGCGTACAACGGACAAGGATACTATAATGCTAACGATGAAACGGGGAAACAACCTAGAATGATGGCTAAGATTATATTACAAAATTTAAATATAGAAGAAGTTTGGGGTAATGAAGTATCCTTAGAATACGATAATCAGTTTGCAGGGACAACGGACCTTGTAGCATTATCTTATGGCAAACCATCTATTGTAGATTTTAAACAAGCTAACAAACCTAAAAGAGAAGAGTGGGTTGATGATTACAAATATCAACTGGGAGCCTATTATCTTGCACACAAGAAAAACTATGGTCCTATTGAACAGGGAGTAATTAGTATATGTACAAGAGCACTTCAATACCAAGAATTTAAAATGAATGAAGCAGATTTAATAGAGTACGGAGATAAGTTTTTAGAAAGAGTAGAACAATTTAAAAAGTTACAGTAACCAGTCTTTAAGTTCTTCTTCACCTAAAGTTTTTGCAGCAATTTGACCTTTAATAGTTAAAGCTTTCATAATTTTTTCATCAATAGTATTTTCAGTTATAATATCAATAATGACAACGGTTCCTGTTTGGCCCGATCTATGAGCTCTATCCTCAGATTGTTTTCTTACTTCTAAATTATAATTGTTAGAAAAATAAACAACTGTATTAGCGGCAGTTAGGGTTAAACCATAACCACCCGTTGTTGGGTTGCTTACAAAAAACCTTACCTTAGGATCGTTTTGAAATAACTCGATAGCCTTCTGTCTATCTTTAACTTTGGTGGCCCCATATATTTCAACAAAAGATTCTTTACCATATTTTGTAGCAAGAAATTCTTTTATTTGTTCTATGTTGTAGATGTAATTAGCCCAGATAATTATTTTATCGTCTGTTTCATCTATAATTTCTTCGAGAGCGTTAATTTTTTGTTTGCCAAACTCCATCATTTTTCCGTCATCATCCTTACAAAAACCATTTGTAACTTGATGTAATTTTATCATTTCAGTTAGTTTATTACTAAAAGAAATGGTAGAGTCTCCTATAATTGCTAACGCACGTCTTCTAAGTTTTTCATATAAAATACCTTGTTCACTGGACATGGTGACATGTCTTTTTTGCCTTACCTTAGGTTTCAAATCTAAGCACTCATCTTTACGTACTCTAAAAGAGAACCCATCTAATTTATGTTCTAATTCCTCAATGTTCTTATAATATTTAGGAATACTAATAAAACGATTGGCCCCCATTTGTATTTGGTGCATTTCCGCATATCTGTTTCTAAAAGAATAAAAACTTTCAAAACCTAATAGTTTTGGATCTAAAAAATAACATTGAGAATATAGATCTAACGGGGATTTAGTAACTGGAGATCCAGTTAAAATTCTTCTAAATTTAATATGTTTGCTAAGAGATAAAATGTATTTAGTTCTTTTGGCCTTTGGATTTTTAATTGTAGTAGATTCATCTATGACCGCAAAGTTCTTAGGAAATTTTTTTAAATAATTCTCTGCTTCTTTAAACCCTGTTTTTCCACTCAAGGCTTCAACATTCATAAGAAAAATTTTTAATTTTTTACTTTTAATGAACCAATTCCATGCTTTAGGTTTATCTAGTTTCCATTGAAATATATCCCTCTCCACTATATCTGGTAGGTGCGCTTGTATTTCTTTACTCCATATAGTGTATACAGATTTAGGGGCAATAATTAATACTGTATCAATTTCTTTTTTTAAGTATAAATACCCTATGTTATCAATAGCTGTTTTAGTTTTTCCTGTACCCATTTCCATAAAATATGCGTATGAATTTACTTCAGCTGATTTATTTAAAGCCGTCCTTTGATGTTCAAAAGGTTTGGTCTTATACGGGTACTTCCATTCCATAAAAAATTTATAAATTTTTTTCTTGCATTAATCAAGAAAATAATTATTACACATACAGGAGGAAAAATATGGATAAGTTAAATATAGAAGAGTTCTCTACAATTGAATTAAGTAAAGATGACGTAAAATCTATTACTGTCAAATGTAATGAACTAAAAAGTCTTCACAAACAAATTGAAGATAAAGACGAAGAAATTTCACAGTTAAAGAAAAAAGCTAAAGAGTATGAGGAAAGAATAATTCCTGATATGATGCAGGAGGCTGGTGTGGAAAAACTGGAGTTAAGCGATGGTGTTAAAGTCGAAGTAAAACAGTTTTACGCAGCAAAAATTCCTGAGTCTAGAAACGATGAGGCTTTTGGTTGGCTGAGGGATAACGGTCATGGAGACATGATTAAGAACATCTTAACGGCAAATATAGATAAAGGTAAAGATAACCAGGTATCCGAATTAGTTAAAATTTGTGACGATCTGGGCTTTGCTTATTCTCAAAAACAAAAAGTAGAACCAATGACCCTGAAGGCATTTGTAAAAGAACAAGTGGAAAAAGGCAAACCGGTTCCCTTTGATATGTTTGGAGTATATATTGCTAATAAGACAAAAATAACGAACAAATAACAACGGAGTAACTATGAAGTTAAACGATAAGAAAGAAGTCGCTACCCAAAAAACGGGTGGTGCTGTTTCAACTATAAACTTGGAACAATTTGCAGACGAAGGTTTTGAAAATGTAGACTCAAAGAGTTTGGCTCTACCGTTTTTAAAAATACTTGGTCAATTATCTCCACAAGTAACGCAAGGAGATTCTCAATTCATATCAGACGCAAGACCTGGTATGATTTTTAACACTGTAACTAATCAATTATATGATGGTCAAAACGGAATTTCAGTAGTTCCATGTTTTTATAAACTTGAGTATATTGAGTGGAGAGATAGGGGGATGGACGGAAGTTCTGCACCTGTAAATATTTATTCTGCAGACAGTGATATAATGTCGAAAACTACCAGAGATGATAAGAATAAGGACAGACTTGAAAACGGAAACTACGTTGAAGAGACTGCCTCACATTACGTTTTAATAGTTGAAGATAAAGATGTATCTAGCACTGCTATGATGACTATGAAATCTACTCAAAGAAAAAAATCTAAGAAGTGGAATTCAATGATGATGTCAGTGAGAGAGAAGAAAAAAGATGGGTCGGGATATTTTAAACCCGCACCATTTACTCAGATGTACACTCTTAAAACTGTACTAGAAAAGAATAATTTAGGTTCTTGGTACGGTTGGGAGATAGAACACCAGAGTACAATTCAATCGAGCGATGTCTTAGAGTCTGCTTATAATTTTTATAAGAGTTGTAAGCAAGGAGCTGTAAAAGTAAATCACGATAAAGAAGAGTCTGTAGAAAAATCACCATTCTAATATGGACCTACTTGACAAGACCCTGGGGGAGTTTGTAGAACTCTTCCAGGGTTCACTCACATATTTTGGAGCTTCTAAACCATTAGGCCAAACGCGTAGCCGTGATGGTAAGCAAGAATTCAGGCATTGGGTTGAGCCCAAACCTATGACTAAGGATCATTGGGTGCAACACTTAAAAGGAGAAGCTTACTATGGATCAGTTCCCATTCGAGATGATAATACATGCAGTTGGGGGGTCATCGATGTTGATCGCTACAATATACAACATAAGGAAGTTATATCAGTTATACGGAAAAGGAAATACCCGCTCGTCCCGTTCAGATCAAAATCCAACGGACTCCACTTAATATTATTTATTGATGGTGTAGTGCAGTCTGCGGACATGCGGAAAAAATTAATTGAGCTTGCTTCTGATTTAGGAGTAAATGATACCACTACAGATATTTATCCTGCCCAAGATAAAGTAGACCTTACCCCGGAAAAGTGGGATGACAAACACAAAGGAAGTTACGTAAATCTTCCATATCAAAAAGCACACATGACAACGAGAGTTGCTATGGATGATGAGGGTAACTCTATTAAATTAGAGGATTTATTTGAATTTGTAAAACAACACAGACTTACTCCAGAAAATTTTAAAAAACTAAAAGTATTTCAAGATGATGAAACGAAAGACTATCCTCCTTGCGTTGTAAACTTTATGAAAAATAAAGTACAAAAAGGTGAGGGCCGTAATGATGCTATGTTTAACGTAGCTGTGTTGGGTAAAAAAGTTAATCCAGATCCTGTCATGTATCAAGATTGGACACGTAAAATGATGGGGAAAGTATGTTCAGAAGAACTGCATCCAAAAGAATTAGAAAATATTTTTAGAGGAGTTGAAAATAAAGAATACGCTTACAAATGTAAAACATCTATTGCACGAATGCATTGTTCGTCAAGCACGTGTCTAAGACGTAAACATGGTATTGGTGCTAATGAGGCCTTACCCGAAGTTGGGAAACTTGTTAAAATAAATTCATACCCGGAACCTTATTGGATTCTTCCGATCCAGGGAAAGTCAGTTCGTTTATCTACAAAACAATTATATCAACAACAATTATTAGGAGAGCAATTGTTAAATTATGATATTGTTTGGAGGCCCTTGAAAGCAACAAAAAGAGATCCAGATCCTTACAGAGATTGGCTTGAGGAATTAGTAACTAACAAACAAGACATGGAAGGTTTTGATGCTCATGAAGAACAGAGCGATGTATTTAATTCAAGGCTATCACAATTTTTAGAAGACGTTGAGGATACAACGGAATTTGATCAAATAGATTCTGGAAATATTTGGATAGATAAAGTTGAGATGAGATTTAAATTAGAAACTTTTAGAAAATTTATGAAAAAAATGGGATACAATTGGTCCGAAAAAGATTGTACAAAATTTTTAGAAGCAGGGGGAGCAATACCTAAGAAAAAATTTCAAAACATTGACACACGTCACTGGGTTGTAAAAATACCAAAACAAACAGAACATAAAAACAAAGATGTCACATTCGTTAAACAAAAAGCTGCGTGGGAAGACAATTAAAATATTTGGCCCTCCTGGAACTGGAAAGACTGAAAATTTACTTCGTAGAGTACAGCGTTTTTTAAAACAAGGTATTTTACCCGAAGAAATTTGTTACATATCTTTTACTAATAAAGCTGTTGATGAATGCGTAGGCCGTATCCGTAAAAAATTTAGTGAGTATGATGAAGATTCTTTTAAATACTTTAGAACCTTACATAGTTTAGCTAGGCAACAGTTTGCTGAAATACCCGTGCTTGATCCTAGGGCAGATTTATTAATGTTCCATACTCAATACGGAACTGTAAAAGTAAATTTTAAAAATGAATACGATGATGTTAAAGTTTATAATAATTGGTCGTTACAGATTTATGATAGGGCAAGAAATATGAAAGTAGACCCTGTTTGGTTATATAAACAACAGCCTAGAAAAGTGGTACGTTTACAACAGTTTAAGTCTATTATTGCGGGCTACGAGGAATTTAAAACAATGGAAATGCCTAACGGACACCGGACACCGGACAGGTTAGATTTTACAGATATGGTAAAAAAGTTTGTAGATGATGCGGGAAGACTTCCTATTAAAGTTTTAATGGTAGATGAAGCTCAAGACTTAACCCCGTTACAGTGGGATATGGTCGTTAAAATTGCACAAAATGTATGGAGAGTTTATATAGCTGGTGATGATGATCAGGCAATTTATGAGTGGAACGGTGCTGAAGTAGAATATTTTCAAAGCTTTCCTGGAAGAAATGTAATTTTAAAAAAGTCGGTAAGGCTTAACAAAGATGTGCACTTTTTCTCTAAAGGTTTGTTGTCCGGAATGAAAAATAATAGGGTTGAAAAGGAGTTTTATTCGAATGAAAAAGATGGGGCAATATATTATTGGAACACTTTAAAAAAAGTTCCTTGGAATTTAAAAGGTAGTTGGTTAGTATTAGCTAGAATTAATGATGTTAAAAAAGAACTTCAACAGGAGGCAAGAAATCTTTCTCTTTATTATCAAGATGTAAAAGGTAATAAATCTTTCGATATGAATCAGTTTCAAGCAATTCAATATTGGGAAAAAATATGTGAGGGTGGTAGCATATCGAGGGAAGAGGCCTGCATAATGTATGAATATTTACTGAACATAGATCATGGTTTTAGATCACAAGAGAGTAAAAAATGGTCCTTTGCACATCCTAATCAAGTATTTAATTTTGATGAATTACATCTTAGGTGCGGTATGACAGATAGTAAGGGATCATGGTTAGAAGTGTTTAAAAGAAAATTTAAAGAAAAAGATAAACAATATTTTTTAAAAATGATTAAGGAGGGAGTTGATTTAAATCAACCACCTAAAATTATTATTGATACAATACACCAAGTTAAGGGAGGAGAGGCAGATAATGTTGTTTTGTCTAGTAAGTGTAACTTTCCCTCACATTTTGAGAAAAAAAATTTACAAGAAAAAATTAAAGAACTTAGGGTTTGGTATACGGGTGCAACCAGATCTAAAGGAACACTTCATTTATTAGGCACTCATCATCAATTTAATTTTCCGTTAGGGAAATATTACAAACTATACGAGGCTAATTATGTCAGATAAAAATATGTTCGATGAAGCTTTTCCTCAAGATAAACAAGTTGGGGGATCTCACTACCAACATTATTTAATTCAACCCTATGAATTTATTTCTAAAAATGAACTTACGTTTTTTCAAGGAAACGTTGTGAAATATGTTTTGAGATATCCTTATAAAAATGGTATAGAAGATCTTGAAAAGATAAAACATTATTGCGATTTAGAGATTGAAAAAATTAAAAATGCCAAAAAGAAAAAGTAAATTAATTATGTGTGAGCGTTGCGATGAAACAGTTGCAGTAATAGTATATGAATACAATTATTACTGTGCTGATTGTGCATTGTTTGAATTAAATATACCTTTTAGAAAAGCAATATCAATTGAAGACGCTAATTTCAGTAGAAAGAAACAATGAATTGTTGGCATTGTCAAACAGAATTAATATGGGGTGGAGATCACGACACTGAAGATAATGAGGACTATGATATTGTAAGTAACTTATCTTGTCCTAAATGTCATACGGCAGTTGACGTGTGGCATCCATCAGAAAAACTAATAAAAGAATATAAAGATTACGAAAAGGAAAAAAAATGACTCATCAACTAAATTTTATTTATAATGATTCTGATTGGGTTTGCCCCGCAGAGTATCCAGACTTAACTCAAGCAAAAGAAATTGCAATTGACTTAGAAACTAAAGATCCAAATATTAAAACTAAGGGATCAGGTTGGGCCACATTTGATGGGCATATAGTAGGTTTTGCAGTAGCCGCCTTAGAGCAACAATGGTATTTTCCAATTGCTCATGACGCGGGAGGTAATATGGATTCTGCAATGACCACAGCCTTCATACAAGATATTTTAAAATTACCCGCAACTAAAATTTTTCATAATGCAAGTTATGATGTTGGTTGGTTATTGGTTAATGGATTTGAAATAAGAGGTAAAATTATAGATACTATGATTGCGGCCGCAGTGGTCAATGAAAATAGATTTAGTTTTAGTTTAAATGCGTGCGCTAAAGATTATTTAGGTGAACTTAAAAATGAAACTTTCTTAAATGAAAAAGCTAAAGAGTGGGGCATAGATCCTAAAGCGGATATGTGGAGATTGCCTGCGGGATACGTAGGTTTTTACGCTGAACAAGACGCGGCCTTAACTTTAAAATTATGGCAAAGACTTAAGCTAGAAATAGTTAAACAAGATCTTCACGATGTGTGGGAGATGGAGATGGAATTACTCCCTATTTTAATAGGAATGAGAAGGCGTGGAATAAGAGTGGATATTGAAAAAGCTCACGCGATTAAAAAAGAATTTAAACAAAAAGAATCTATTGTTTTAAAAAAAATAAAAGACGAAACTACTATTTCGGTAGACATCTGGGCCGCAAGATCAGTAGCGCAAGTGTTTGACCGTATCGGGGTTGATTACCCACGGACAACGAAAACCGAAGAACCAAGTTTTACACAAAATTGGTTAATAAATTGTAATAACCCGATAGCGCAACTAGTAAGAGAAGCAAGAGAAATAAATAAATTTCATTCAACGTTTATAGACTCCATTTTAAGATACACTCACAAGGGAAGAATTCATTCTGAAATTAATCAGTTAAGATCTGACCAAGGAGGAACAGTTTCAGGGAGACTATCCTATTCTAACCCAAACCTCCAACAAATTCCTGCGCGTAATAAAGAATTTGGAGATAAAATTAGAAGTTTATTTTTACCTGAAGAAGGTAGGCAGTGGGGTAGCTTTGATTACTCACAACAAGAACCGAGATTAGTTGCTCACTACGCGGCATCAGTTGCAAAACAATTTCCGGGGGCCGATGATTTTATTCAAGCTTATGAAAATGAAGAGGCCGACTTTCATCAAATAGTTGCTGACATGGCAGGAATATCCAGGACACAAGCTAAAACAATTAACCTTGGTTTATTTTATGGTATGGGTAAAGCAAAACTTGCTAGAGAATTAGGTATTGATAAAGATAGCGCTGAAAGACTTTTAAATACTTACAACGATAGAGTTCCTTTTGTAAAAAAATTAGCTGTTGAAGTTACATCTAGTGCATCCAAATATGGTTTTGTTAGAACAATAAAAGGTAGAAAATGTAGATTTGATATGTGGGAACCTTCTTCTTTTGGAATGAATAAAGCAATGAATTATGAAGAAGCAAAAGCAATTTATGGAAATAATATTAGAAGAGCTTTCACTTACAAAGCTTTAAATAGATTAATACAAGGATCAGCGGCAGATCAAACTAAACAAGCAATGATTGATTGTCACAAAGCAGGTCACTTACCATTACTTCAAATACACGATGAATTATGTTTTTCAATAAATGAAGAAAAAGATATTATTGATGTAAAAGAAAAAATGGAGAATGCAATTGATACATTAAAAGTTCCTTCCAAAGTAGATATTGCAATTGGTAAATCTTGGGGCGAGGCTAAAGAATAATTTAGAGCGCAGTATCCTTAGGTAAAAAGTTATTTTTTTTTAACTAGACTAGCTAGCTATATCTAGAAGACCTTTTTTAGCGTCTTCTACGCTTTGATCATTAATCTTAACTCTAAGATCTTTGATTTTAATGTCGATCCACTTCATGTCCGTGGTAACTCTACCCTGTGACAACGCTTGTGTTGCCCACTTGGACTCCAACTGAAGTTTCTCCGATATTAACTTCTGTAGCATTTTGTTCTACCTCTTCGAAGGTTAAGAAAAAAAAATTAGGATCTTCAAATCCTGCGCCTTCTTTCTCAATTACTTCTCCTGAATCAACCTTCTTTACAAAACATTCAAGAGCGGTCTTATCATCATCAGCGTTAACGATCTCATCAAGATACACATTTTTGTATTTTACTTGGATACGATAAAGCTTCATGTGATATTATATATCAAAATGTGACATAAAATCAACTATACTGGTATTTTAGGTTTTTTTGGTGGTATTATTAGGTTTTTTTCATGTTCATCAAACACTGCCAGTCCTTTACAATCGAATTTTACTGCTTGTTTTTCAAATTCTACCATTTCACGATCTAAATTTTTAACAGTATTAAAAGATGCTCTATAGCCCGCAAGTATACAATCGTAGTGAGTATTAAATTCATATTGAATAACAAAGGGATCTCGGCACTCCCCCGTAATAGTTGAACAAAGATATAAAATTAAAACATACTTCATAAAGTCCTATATTATCCTAGCTTATTATTTACTTGCATATCCCATTTAAATGTTTATATATATTTTAAATAAAAAAACAAAATAAAAAAAAGGTTATCATGTTTAAAAACAAAATAATAGTCAATGTATTTAAAAGTGAGGTAACGTATGCCTAAAGCACGTTCTGAAGCTTTTAACGATTGGGTATCTGAAATGGATAAAGTGCTTTCAGAAACTCGATCACTAACCGTGGATGGTCAACCGATGGAACGGGCTGATCTCCATTTTAACCAACAATCAAATAAACTTGTAAAGATTCCGCTAG